CCATCAGGGCGGCTTAACGGTCGCCCTATTTCTTTGTTTACAACAGGAGGTGTTATGCCAACACCGCTCGATCTCATCACAGCAGTGTCGCTCTTCGCGGCACTGTTTATATGCTTATCATTGCTAACTTAGGAGACAGCATGCTCAAGACAGTTTGGATTGCTTTCGTTGCATTCTCTTCGCCAGAAGAATGCGACCGTTACGTCGAGCTTAACTCGGATCTAATTCATGGCGAAATACAATGCGTCATTCACCAGCACGAAGTGCCACAAGTGAAACCAAAACGAAAACCAAAGTGACGTAACGTCACTAATGACTTTAACTATTGTCACTGCAATAATGCAGGACATAACCAACGGAGAACTAACTTGAGACTTAACTACATTGATTACGCAGACCTACCTGTATCGGTAATGTTTGTTAGAGGTGACATCGAAGCAATCCATGAGTTTTTCAAAGAGAACTCAAATGCAATTGATAATTGCAAGCGACCACACGCAATGACACAAATTGCAAATTGCTTTGCAGAAATACATGCGAAATTAGAGGAGGTATAGCATGAAACATTTTTCAATGAACGACTTTAACTTTCCAGTCGAACAACAACCAATCCATGACCAGCTTGGCAATATCATTGCTGGTCATCAAGCTGTTGTGCGTACCGACACCGATCAGGTGTTAGGCGTACACGGATCACGCTACAAGATTGTATCGCATGATGATGTAGTCAACTCAGTTCTCGACGGAGTAAAGTCAGCAGATCTATCAGACGATTATGAAGTTAGCGTCGATGTACTTGAAGACGGTCGCAAGCTAAGAGGTGAGATACTATTTAATAATCTTACTGTTGAACCAGCAGTCGGTGACTACGTTAAGTTTCGAGTCAGCTTCTTCAATAGCTACGATGCGTCTTGGTCTTTCTCTCAGCAAGCCAATGGCTTAAGGCTATGGTGCCTCAATGGTTGCACCACACCCGACACAGTGGCGCGTAGTAGATACAAGCACACTGCATCTATCAACGTCGAGGGCGCAGCAGCCAAAGTAATCAATGGCCTTGAGCACTTCCAATCTCGCAAAGATGTCTGGCAAAGCTGGATGCAAACCAAGCTAGAGCAACCACAAATCGAAGACTTCTTTAAGAAGACTGTCTGCAAAGCATTCACACGCCAGCAGTCAGTCACCAAGACCAACGAAAAGCAACTAGAAAACTTGCTGAGTATTTGGAACGACGAGCGCAGCAGTCTCGGCTCTAACAAGTGGGCGCTATACAACTGCCTTACTTATTGGGCTACGCACACACAAGATCTGCGCAAGCCAGAGATTGCTAAGTACAATCGTGAGCTACAGATTGCTAGCGCAATGAAATCAAAACAATGGACGGAGATGGCATGATACGAGGAGAAGTATACAAAAAGAAAAGCGCTTGGTGGTTTAGCAAGCAAAGAGATGGCAGCGCAATATTGTTGTCAACTAAACACAGAACGCAAAGATCAGCTATTCAAGAAGCTGAGAACTCACTCAATGAAGGTTACATAGATGACCTTAATATTTACAACAGTAAAGGAGAACTACAATGAAATACAAGATTGAAAAGAATATTCCATTACCCAAACAAATTGGATGGGGAAAATGGTCTTTAATAGCTGACGAAATGGAAGCTGGTGATAGCGTTCTTTTACCAACAGAATCTAAGAACGAAGCGTTATCTTTATGTCAAACATTAAGAAGAAGGAATTATAAGCCTGTAAGTAGGACAGTTAATGGCGGCATTCGCGTTTGGGCAATGGAGAAATAAAATGAGAATGAGTAAGCAACACTATGAATTTATTGCAGACACGATTGGGCCAATGGTAGGTTGGCCCTCTCACCTACACTCAATAGCTGATGAGCTAGAGAAAACTAATCCACGTTTTAATCGTGAGAAGTTTTTGCAACGTGCAACTAAAGCTTGGGAGGACAACCATGACATACCAGATGTTGATGACCACATCCCATATTGAATGCCCAGAGTGCTACGGTCATGGCACTCTCACTTACACCAGATTTATTAGGCAAGGCTTCGATGTCGATGTAGGCTACGAAGAAGAATACAAAGACACTTGCTTCAACTGCAACGGTGACTGTGAGATTGAGATCGAACCAGAGGATCTTGACAACGACGAGTGACTTGCTGCATTAGTGCAGTATGAAGTCATATCTAAGATACCTACAAGACAGAGCAGACGAGACAAACATCTCGCTGCTTACCTCTTTCAAGCGAGCAAGCGTACCAACATCAACTTACTATCGCTCAATCAATGGAGATACAGAACTAAGATATGATACCGCAGTGAAAGTAATTAATGCTATCGAAGAACTTCACTCGATACAACAAGCCCGTCAGCATACCGAAGGACTACGAGCTTCTGGTCAAGATGTTAACCGCCGCTCGGTTAGAGCTAAGTTTAAGCCAAGAAGCATTAGCCCATAAGATTGGCTGCACTGTATCACTCATACACAAATGGGAAGCGCATAAGCGTTTGCCCTCTGGGTTCATGCTTATGTGTTGGTTGGATGCGTTAGAGTATGACATCGAAGTCAAAAAAAGGCAGCGCGATTGATTGCATTGCATGCCAAACCACAACCACTTGGTTCGTTGCAATACTTAAAAACAATGGCGCAGCTACTTACGAGAAGCATTGGTATGTATGTCTTCATTGCTATGAGGAGGACAAATGGCAAACCGTAACAAGAACAAAGGAACTTACCACGAGAAGTGGTTCGTCGACTGGCTTACAAAAGCGAAGATCAAAGCGAAAAGGCAGCCCCTCTCAGGCAGCTTGGGAGGAGAGTATTCAGGCGACATCAAGCTCGAACTCTTCGGACAAGAACTGGTGGGAGAAGTAAAGTATAGGGACAAGTCTAACTTCCCTAGCCCATTCACAGTATTAGATAGGCGAGACATTGCCTTCTACAAAAGACGGACAGGAAGTCCGCAAACTCTGGTCATCATGAGCGGTGATCAATTCCTTAAACTTATGGAGAACGCAAATGCAGAAAGAAATAACACCTGAATTTGACGGAGATGATTATGTTTCTCGTCGAGACAAGCCAAGACTTACACTTCAAATACATCAAGTAAGAATGTACATGGAAAATAATGACTGGCTATCTGTAAAGCAAATCTCAGATGATCTTAATTTTCCAGAGCCAAGTGTGTCTGCACAAATAAGAAATCTAAGAAAAGAAAAATTTGGCAACAGAATTGTAGAGCGCCGCTATCAAGGTAACGGTCTTTATGAATTTAAACTAATGCCAAAGGACGATAACAATGAAGAAACCTAAATCACTAGGAAATGCAGTAGCTAGCAGTGTCTGGGATGCACACATCAACAAAGCTACAAGCTCACCTCACTATGCCAAAGAGTACAAGAAATATACCTATGTACTGGATGAGTATGAGATTATAGCCAAGCGTATTAAGAACGGCGAGCCTGTTGGTGAGCCATACTTCAAGGGAGAGCAGCGAAAAAAGCTGCTTGAACTAACTGATCTTACTGAAGCTGACCTCAAAAAATATCTTGAGTAAGCTGCAAGTATGCAGTAGTCTAACCCATATAATAATAAGGAGAACTGATATGGATGATCGCATCTGTATGCATTATATATTGTCTCGACTAGACGATATAATAAAAGCTGAAAGCGTAGAGCTAAGTTATGAGATGACAGCTTCACTTAAAGATGAGCTAATCTATAATTTAGGTGTTAATGCAAGGTTACGTCATGGAGCGTAAGGGTTTCATAGGCGGCAGCGACTGCGTAAAAATTATAAATGGCGACTGGCTTGAGCTATGGCAGATCAAGACTGGTCGCGTAGAGTCAGACGACTTGTCTCGCAATATTGCAGTACAACTCGGTAGCTGGACTGAAGACTTCAATCTTGAATGGTTTGAGCATGAGCATGATTGCGTATTGTCTGGTCATCAAAAAGAGCTAGAGGATATAATTGGCACCGTACCAGCCAAGGGCACGATCGATGCTCGCTGGGGATCTCGCATTGTCGAGGCTAAGCATACCAACCCATACAAAAATATGGATGATGTTATCGAATACTACATGCCGCAGATACAATTGTACTGCTATCTGTCAGATGCAGATGGCGCATACTTCTCAGTAATCTTTGGCAATAGCAAATGGGAATCAACTTATGTCTCGTACAACCACAAGTATTTCAATTCTATGTGGGCGGTGGTGTCAGATTTCTGGGGTTACGTTGTACGCGACGAAGAACCGATTGGTATTCAAACGCCAAGCATCTCCATTGACAAGGTTGAGGTGGACGACATGGTCAAGCGAGACGCCAGCACAGACAACCAGTTCATCGACGCAGCAATCACTTACATCGGTGGGTACGAACAGAACCGCGTGTTCGAGAACGCGAAGAAAGATCTCAAACAAATGGTCGGTAGCAACGAAAGGGAAGTTTACTGCGACTACCTTACAATCAAACGAGACAAGCGGGGATCACTCCGCATAACAAGGAGAACCAACAATGACTAATAACCTCGACATCTGGGACAGGCTGGCCTCTTCAGACCCCAAATATCTGAAGAAGGTCAGCTTCGGCAGCCGATCATTCACCGCCATCGACCCGCAATACCAAGTCAAGAAGATGACTGAGCAGTTCGGGCCAGTCGGTGAGGGCTGGGGTTGGCACAACACAACAGAGATTGTGCCTGTGAGCAACGGAGACAGCGCTGTACTAGCCCATGTTACTGTTTGGCATGGCACACCAGCAAATTCATTTGGCCCCTTCACAGGGTGCCGTAAGTTCTTTGATGCAGCTAAGGGTCGTATGGCTGAAGATGCACCGAAGATGGCTATCACTGATGGCCTAACCAAAGCACTGTCGCACATTGGCTGTGATGCTGACATCTTCTTAGGTAAGATGGATGGCAATAAGTACGATCAAGACAGTGGAAACAAGAGCAGTGGCTGGTAGCCACATAACACAGGAGCCAGAAGCATGGCAGAATATGACGACACAAACAGAGGCGCAGCCTTTACACCATTCCCAACGCAACAGATGATCTTGCAAGGCAAGGTCAACGTTGAGGGCGTAGATTCAAAAGTAGTTCTTGTCAAAGACCAGACCAAAGACGGTCGTGGCATTGTCGAGGTCTATCAGAAGATGGCCGTAATGTTTGACAACGACAAGAAAGGCAATGATGCAGCACCCGATTACTCTGGACCAGTTGGTGAAGACAAACGGATTGCTGGGTGGAGACGCATGAAAGATGGTAAACCTTATATGTCTTTTCAAATAAGCGACAAGCAGCAAGGCCAACAGCCTGCATCTTCCCCATTGCAAGAAAATAGCATTCCGTTCTAAGCTAAGCTTAGTTCTCCCGAGGAGCGTCCTGCCCTCCCTCACAACTGCCTCGCTTAGTCAGATCACTCTGCATAGCGGGGCTTTTTTTTACTCAAAGGAAATAACATGGAAACATGGGAAGAAATGACGCAACGTCACAAGCGAGAAAAACTACAGCTAGTAAAAGCATTGGCGCAATCTCGCTGCACTCAAACAGAAGCAGCAAAAATACTTGACGTAAAACTATCTGGCCTCAATAATTTCATTCATCGCAATAAAATATTCTGGCCTGTTATAGAGCAAGGAAGAAAGCAATGAAGATACACCGCGCACATGAAGTAGAATTAGACTTCCTCAAGCGCAGAGTTGATACGCTAATTGATGAAGAAAACAGAACTGATCCACACCCAAATGTAAAACAAGATCTATGGGCAGCACGTTCTGAACTAAACCAATTCGTAAACAAACTAAGAAAAGAGGGCTATCACATATGACGGAAGAACAATTACTAGCCGCGATGCTTGAGGACGCAAAGCAAGTTAATAAAAGAGCTAGGGAAAGAGACGGACAAAGCCGATTCTTAAAACAAAACAATACTGATTATTATATGGGCGGCAAAGATGCCAAACCAGAAACAAGAGAAATAATCAGACTAGCCCTAGAAGGCAAAGACAAAGACTCTATATGCAGACGCATGTCCTTCATGGGATACAGTCGCCAGTTAACTATAAAGACTTTATCTCGTCACTCAGATAAAATTAATAAGGCTAAAGCATTAGCTCAAAATGAGGGCCATCAATGAATGGCCTTCTACCCTGCTCTCTGCGTCTATCAACATAAGCATTCATCGCTTCTTCAGCAGTTCCGTCCCAATCAGCAATGCTATCAATATGCCAAGCAGCACCCCAACGGATACGACAACCAACAAGACTGGCTGCTTCTCCCATTGCATCAGCCAAGTCATCATATAAATTCAACTCCCAAGATCCACGCCCATTAATATAAGCCATTAAATCAACAGCCAAACCATCCAGATGCTTTGACTTCATGGTTTGACTAGCGCCTTTAGCGACTAATTCTTTCTGCTGCTCTACAGTTCTCATGCCTTGAATAACACCAAAGTCAGTTTTGGTTAAAGTAATAGCCATCTTAACTACAGAAACTAAACGCTCATCAACGCCTTCTAACTTATCAAGGCTACGTCTGCTTAATTTAAACTCACTCATTTCTTTAATCCCTTCATGGTTCGTATGCCAAAGCTTGCTGCTATTGAAGCATACATTCCCCACTGCACCCAGAGAGGTGTGGTTTCTAAGTTAGCAAAGCCCCTTGCCATTACATCCTGCATAGAAGGAATGAAATTCATGCAAAGAATAGCTACAAAAACTATAGTCCATAGCTCATCTTTCCAAGAATCCTTCGATGCTTCTATTGCTGACTGCTCCCAGTCCATCTCACCAGTAGCTTGCTTAAGTTTGATCTCCGCATTAGCCTTCTGGATTGCAGTCTTACCGTCTAAATAACTGGTGGCTAAACCACCAACTGCACCTATAATCTGACCAATCATTTCTCATGCCCTACCCATACTGCAAAAGCGCCCGTGAGAGCGCCTGTAACGGTCGCTGTGAGCGCTGTTGCTTGTGTGCTTACCACATCCTGCGGCAAAGACATAAACCATTCTATGACGCGGATATACATGACAGTCATAACAAGCATCATAAGTCTTGGCATTAGCTTCCAAGCCAATATCTTTTCCATAGCTATTGTCATTTCATTCCTTTCAAAAACTCAGTCAGAAAATACAAAACAGCAAAGCCACCAATGCTTAGAGTAGCAATCAATCCCCAAGATATATATTTAATTGTAGCTGCTATTTGTTTCTGGCGCTGCTCAGCTTCCTTCTTGCGCTGAACTCGCATCTTAGCTTCAAAGTCAATAAACTTATCCCAAGTGCCGGGCTTTGCGTATAAGCGACAAAGGCTTTCTAATTCCTTGCGCTTCTCTGCCATCTGCTCAAGAGCCATAAACTCATCGAAGTCATCAGCAGATTTGCCCATGATTTTAGAAAACAATCCATCTTTTTTTCGGTTGCCCCTAGCTCTTAACTCTTCTTCTGCACCCACCAATGATTTAAGTGGTGAAAGCAAGTCAGAGACTTCTTTTCCGTTAGCTATAAATTTAGATATTGTAGCGTAAGCTGCATTAGCAGCCGCTAACTCAGCTAACATAACTTACCCCATCATATTCATGCGAAGAAGAAGCGCGATGATAAACGCACTGGTTGCAATCACAACAGCCTCAAGGCGC